AGAAAATCGATTGGAATGCTTTTCAGCAATGGGAATCGATCCCCACTCAATGGAATGGCATAAATTAGCAACAGATTTACAATCATATGGTCCTCATATGAACGATGATGATTTTGCAAACTGGGACGGTAACCTAGATGCAAACATCATGAGTTTAGCACACCATATGATCAAAGAATGGTATGAACGTAATCCACAAGATCTGGTCGTTCAGACCCAGTATGGACCTATAGCGTATACATTTAAATATACACAACGCTTCAGAGATCATTTTATTTATGAAGCGATTCATACAAAATTTTTAGTTTTAAATACAGTAATCGAGAAATCACAAGGAAACCCATCAGGGTGCCCAGTAATCACATCGATCATAAATACAATTTCAAATGCACTCATACAATCAGTAGTGTTTTTGAGATTGGCCTTGAAAAACGATTTTGACATCTCAACACAAAATTTCTTTGAAGTTGTTAAAATCTTTATTTTTGGAGATGATTGTGTTAAATCAATTAAACCTGAAATAATTTCATGGTATAATGCAACAACCGTCACAGAGGAGTTTGACACCTTAGGGTGGAAATACACATCTGCTCGTAAAGATGGAATTGCATATCAATCCCGCACTATCGAAGAAATCTCCTTTTTAAAGAGAGGATTTCGAAAATCTGAAAACGGGTTTTACTGTGCTCCATTAGAGAAAGGAGTTATAGTTGAAATGCCTAATTGGATCCGAGAGTGTGAAGATCCTGTAGAAGCTACAATTACAAATTGTAAAACTGCAGTGATAGAATCATATTACCACGGAGATGAATTCTTTAATGACTTTTCTACGCGAGTTGACCGTGCCCTACTCACAGCCCGAATCCCTACTCTGGGGCTTTCATATCAAGGTGTGGGTTTGGTTGCACAGGCTAGACTTGCCTAGAGATTTAATTAGCTTAAGAGTTTATATTTAATCAAGATTTATTTTAATCATAAAGCATTATAAAAATCCAAAAACAATATAAAATACTTTTCG